CGGCATCGTACGAGTCTTTTATAAAGTTCTTTGAGATCACAAAAAACAATGCGCCTTTGACCTTTTTAAGCTGGGGGAAGTGCTTGAACATAGCCAATGCCATCAGTTCTAGCTGGTCAGTATCGGCATACTTAGCGGACTTGCCTGTTTTATAGTCTAGGCATCTGCCTTCTTCTCCGTTAATAATGGCTAAGTCAGCTACCCCTCGCCACCAAACATTCGGGTCTTTGAATCCGCATGGCTCTAGGTTCTCGGTTAAACCCATCTCCAGTTCACAATGCTTATCACCATCCAACTGTTTGAGGTTATCTAACGCACTTTTGGCAAATCCGAATTGCGGTGGAATCGGCTTACCATCTCTGATGTATAACTCAGCCGCTTCATGAAACTCTTTGCCGTAGGTAATTGCCTCAGTCGGTGGCTCTTTAACATCTTTGAGTACCCGTAGGTGGTAGTACTTCTTTGGGCATTGGTCAAACAACTTAATGCTGGAGTACGACCACGATATAGGCTTACTCATCGCATCTCTCAATCAAAGCGGCATATCCGCAGATGTCTACTAAGTTGTCTCTATGTGTTGGGTCATTAGCGAAGCGGGCCACCTTAACAAGCATCATCATAGCGGCAACATCTTTAGGAGTGATAAGTTCGGTTGGTTTAGCATTTAAATACGATCCCCACATTACAGCTATGGTGTTTAGATTCTTAGCTGGGTGTCCGTAAGTCTTCTCCCTATCGCCATAAATAATCTTATGGGCTTCTTTTAATACTGATAATTGTCCTAATTCTTCAGTCACAGAGTTCTCCTGATATATGAGTTAAAAGTCGTACATCTACAAAAGCATTCATCATGTATTCGTGGGCTTCCCCAAAATGCCTATTGTTCATAGATATTTCAAACTCTTTCAAGTTCCTTCTTGCTCTAAGTAATAGGTCTGCATAATCAAGGGCATCTGCCCCTATTGGTTCTAAGTCCATTAACAATCTCCATATGATTTTCCAAATCCTGATTCACAACTTACTGGTAGTCCTTCTGCCCAATCAGGTGTCCACTTCATGCACTCCTCGATATAGGCTTGGGCTTCTAGCACTTCTTTGTCTTTCACTACACACGCAATCGCATCGTGTACTGTTAATACAACCTGATACCTTTTAGATATATTTATCATCTGCTCACCGATGATGCAACGAGCAATAGCTTGGCAAACATTCTCGATTACTTTACCGCCGTATATTTTGTTCCAACCATAGCGAGTCTTGTATTGGTACTGCATACCTTTCTCATCTCTAGTGGCAATTAGCTGGTCATACCGCATGAGCAAACCACTAGGTAATCTGATACCACGCTCATTTGGAACTAAAGTCAATACACCTTCTTTACCTAAAGATGTTGTATATCCCTTACTCATCGCCTCTAGCGCCATCTGTGCTTCTCGCCACAAGCCAGTAACGAACGGATAAGTCTGTCGGTATACAGATATGATGTGCCTCGCATCGTCTTCCGATACTTCTGCGCCGAAAGTCTTGAGTTGAGCCTTGAATTTCTGCGCCCCCATGCCGTAGCCAGCACCGAGAATCGTGGTTTTCCCAACGAACCTTTCTTCGTTCGTGATTTCTTCTGCGCTCTTGCTATAAATAGCAGATGCCATGATTTTGTAAACATCCTCGCCATTATGAAATGCCTCCACTAAATCGTTTTGTCCAGCTAACCACGCTAATACTCGTGCTTCAATTTGAGCAGAATCGGCATCGATGATTGAGTAACCCTCGGGGGCAACAATCGCCTTCTTTAGTTTTCCGCCGTTAGTTCCTCGGCTGGGAAGGTTCTGAAGGTTTAGGGAATCACTACCACCCCACCTTCCCGTGTGCGCCGCATAATATTTTAAGGGAACTGGCATCAATCCTCGCTTGGCAATTCCAATGAATCGTTCTGTCCTAGTTTCTTCTAGCGTAGACTTGTTACCCAACCTCGCCGCAACTAACGCTTGCACTCGCACATCTTCGTGTTCGAATAAAGCCTTAAATCCCTCGTCAGTCTTTGAGAACGCAAAGGTTTCCTTCTCTGTCGTTGGGCTAATCTTCATAGGCGGTTCAACACCAAACCCTTTGAGCAACTCGGCAAACTTCGGATTGCTCATCAACTCACCCTTGTCAGTAATGCCAGCTTCTTCTAGTAGCTTTTCTTTCTTTTCCTTAACATCTGTCAGGTGCATCTCTAGTAAGTTTAAGTCCAAATCAAGCAAAGGTCTTGTGAACATACGAGTAGTTAAGTCAATCAACTTCATCTCGTTTTTCGGAAAGCCCTTCTTAATCATGGCACTAAACAACTTATAGGTAAGTTCCACATCGTTCACACAGTAGTCACCATATCTATTAAGTTCTTCTTCTGTGAAGTCCACTCGGTTTTTCCCTGAAGCTGCAATAACCTCATCACCCTTAACACCTAGGTTGTATCTTTGTGCAAGCACCGCCAGGCTGCCACCTACTTCAACACCATGTATCGCACGACCCATAGATAAAGTATCGGCATAGACTTTAGGGAATATACCAAAGCGTTCGGAAAGGATGAACCCATCAAACATCATGTTGTGTGCAATCGCCATAGAATCTTCCCATGGGAACGACTTAAGCCAACCTTTAATCTGCTCGTGCGTACCGCTTGCCCATTCGGTTTCGCCACCATTAACTTTAACGGCTACACCAATTACTTCGAACCGATCACTGCGTATATACTCCTCAGTCGTCATCTTCGACAAGCTGAAGGTAGACTTTTCGTAGAAGGTTTCAAAGTCTATTGTTATTAGATTCATTTCTTCTTAACTACTTTCTTAGCCACAGGCTTCTTCGCTAACTTCTTGCGTAGCTTGATACCCTCTTGGGCATTTTTGTTTTCGGCTATAAACTGCTTTATCAAAGAGAGCATCCCCTCTTGTACTAGGAACTCTAGCCCTTCTCTGTCAAAATGCACCAACGCATCGGCTGATCCATCCTTGTTCTCTTTAGTAATTTCTATCTTTACATCCATCTCATTCTCCTAAGTTTATAAAAACAAACTCACTCGTAGGTACATCGTAAAACATCTCACCCTTTGGTATCTTATAGTTACTAATCTCTCGTATAGGGTAATCCCTAATCTTATTGGTTTCGATCCAATAAGCGTGTTGCATATCTTTTGTCAAAGCAAAGAATAATACACGACCCCCAAAGAATTTCGTCTTTCTTTCGGGTACATGGATAGTTGCATACGGACAGTTCGGACTCCATTGGCGCACTTCTACTTCTGCATAGCCAAGCACTCTTTCACCCCTACCTAGTACTAAATCAACCCCGTATTGATCCTTGTTGGGGTAAACCTGTACACCACAATTTCTTTCCATGTAGTTACGCACCGCAAGTTTAGCGGGCATATCATACTTATCGTACAGTTCTTGCTCGAACGGCTTTCTCACTAGCAACGACCATCCATATCAAAATCGTCACCATCTCTTAGCTGGGCATTTTCTTTTTCCAACTGCTTCATATGCTTCATTACTGTTGCCATCAACATAGATAAACGCTTACTTTCATCTGACGGAAGTCGCCCAATCAATTTCCCTATGTTGAATAAGGCTTCATTTACTTCTACTTCTTTTGCTAAATCAGTCATGTATACCATTCTCCATTAGTTTCTTTCTTAATCGTTGGCACTCTGCTTGGGCTATATAAATTTGCTCTTGTAACATCTTCTCTCTATCTTCTTTGTCTTGTAACTGCACCAGCCCCATAAACGGGATTGGCTCAACTGTTATTTCTGCATCGATGCGGTCTTGGGTTGTAAAGGTAGTCATTTTAAAATCCTTTTAGTGTAGGTAACTCGGGTAAAGTTGGTATAGGGGGTAAAACTGGGGGCTTAGGAATAGACGGGCTAATCATAGGAAAAACAAGTGATGATGCGTTAATCGGATCGATACGGGGGCCAGATAAGGGTGACAACATTTGGTACGCAACGGGCTTACCATTGGCATCCATATAGATAGTCTGATTACCTACCCTATTAGAGTACATGAATGGTCTGCCCTGTGCATCTAAGTAAGTTACCATCTGTGCGCTACACACTCCAATAGCCAGTATACCCAACACAACACCTAATATATTACGCATCACCTTCTCCCTTTTTCTTTTCTTGTTTCGCATACGGCGGTCTGCTTCTTTTTTCCAAACACGCAGTACATTTCCATCGGTTAATCTTGCCTGTCTTTATCATCTTGCCATACTCTGCTGGTTTCATTAACTGACAACTTGTACAAAAACGCTTGTTCGTACTGCCATCAATTTTTTCTAACATACTTCCTCTTTTTAATTGTTGCTATACCCTCGTCAGTTTCGTCTTTGATCCGTGTTGCTACCATCATGTCTGCTATCTCCCAAATTTCTTCGGCACTTCTAGGGTCACCACTCATCATCGAGCCAGCTAAAGCAAATCCAGCAAACATATCCCGTAAGTCTTGTTCGTTCATGATGTTTCCTCATAGTCAGGGTGTCGTGCTATGTTGTTTTCCCCAAGTTCAATGATGTTGTAGCCAAGATCATGCAAGAAATCAAATACTGCTTTACGCTTTTTTTGATACCAAGGCTTCCATGTCCACGCTTCAAAGATGATTGGTGGGTAATTGTTTTGCTCGATAGTGTCTTGTGCGCCAAGTAATACTTCAAGTTCGTGCCCTTCGACATCGATCTTGATTAGCTTCACGTCAGTAAAAATATAGCCATCTAGTTCGGCGGTTTCTATTGTTTCCCGTTTTCCTTTGGAAGCACATTCATAATCATTATTACGGACTTGCTCGTCAATACTAAACGCACCAATATTACCCTCGACTGTATAGTCAGGCATTACAGGGTTGAGTATGTCGAACTCATCAGATAAAGCTACTCTATCTACGTGCACGTTCTCTAAGCCGTTAATGATTATGTTTGTGCCTAGCTGATAGCTGATAATGCGCTGAGGCTCAAAGGCATAGAACTCTAGATTTGGAAACTTCTTTGCTAATGGAATACAGTAGCTACCCAAGTTAGCCCCGATGTCTAGCACTTTGCCATATCCTGTATGCTTTCTTAAGATACCTTCAGATAAGGCATGAATGTCATTCTCATACCCACCATTACGCAAAGCATTAGATACTAAGTCGTTACCCTTGAACAGTAAGAACTGTACCCCCATTGAATTAACTAGTTCGCAGTTTGGAATCATTTTGTTTCATATCCTTTTAGTAATCCTTTAATTTCTTTTTCCATGGCATGAGTCTTTGTACTGTCGTAAAAAACAATACCCCACTTCTGATCTTTACCCATCTCGTTCTTGTCGTTACCCACAAGGGATTTGATCTTATGGTTGTGATACCTTGGGTCTGTCATTTGTAGTTAATCCAAAAAATAGCAATAACCAACGATATGATTATGGTTGCAAATATTATGGTGTATGTCATCTTAACTCCTTGGTAGCGTACCGCTAAAGTTGTATGTACCGCTATGGGTTAGATTCGCCCATGGTGCGGCATAGACTTTGAATCCAGCCAGCCTTGCAATCTTGCAGAAGTGGTAATCCTCTGAGAGTAATCGGTTAGTGGTTTCGTCAATGCTAGTAGCAAAGAACTCATCAATGATCTTCTTCACAGGGTTCTTGTCCACAATCAGAATCATGTCGTTCGTATACTTTGGTACAGTAGGTTGTAGCTTTAAGAATACTTCACGCTTGATAAGCATGAATCCTGTACCGCCGTTGTCAATCTCCATCGGCTCATTAACATTCCCTGTGGACTCTAGCGCACCGCCTACTAGATTAACCACGAACGATCCTGTGTAGTTAGGTAAGTCCTTGTAGTCCACACCTTGTTTAACTGCATCGGATATTAACTGCCAGTTGATTTCTTTCTTAGGATATAGACCGCAGATGATATCCTTGTCCGCTTGCACCATACGCACAATATCTTGTGGCTTAAAGGTGATGTCAGCATCAATGAACATCAGGTGAGTTGCATCGGATTGTAGGAAGTCATATGCCATACCATTACGAGCACGAGTAATCAATGACTCATTCATCATGTATGAGTAGTACATTTGAATACCATTTTGCATGAATGTCTGCACACACTCCAAGATACCCATGGTGTAACCACCTACGCACATACCACCATACATCGGGGTAGCTATGAATAGTTTAGGTTTTACTTGTGGTTGTAGTTCAGTTGTTTCTAACATTTAATTTCCTCTGATTAGTTGTGCTACTTTTGTTTCTAGGTATGATATTACTGCTTGAGAGTTAAGATACATTACTTTAGCATCTGTGTAGTCTGCTTCTAATCTATCATAGCGTTGCTTCCATATCTGTGTCCACTCAGCCAGTTGCTTATTCTCTTTGAGTAAGTTACTAACATACTGCGTATTCATTGTATCTACTCGAGTTGGTCGACCACGCTTAACTTCGTTAGTAAGTTTACTAACAGATGTTTGAGTCTGTGAGATATACACACCATCTTCTTCTTTGGCGATCATCTTTAACTTGTGTAATCTATTTAGTGCGTTGTATACACTCGCTGGTTTCGCCTTTGTTATAGCGATTAACTCCTTCGGCTTCTTACCACCTTGGGTGTTTAATACATTAAGAACTTGTTTAAGTACTGATTGTTTTTTCATGATTACTTTCTCCTGTTGTTAATAAAGAGGGAAGATATTTTATATCTTCTTCTCGTACTACTAGGGCTACTCCGCCAGCTTCAATGATTTTCTTAAGATTCATTTCTTGCAAGAGGGTTAGCTTCCCTTTCCCAGCCTTAGTTTCAATGCCGAAAAACTTACCTTCGAGGCAAACTAAAAAATCGGGTGCGCCTTGCCTACCATATCCGCCTGTAACTGGCATCACATAGTAAGCACCAAGCCCATCAAGGACTTGGCGCACAGATTTCTTAACCTTCCCTTCGGGGGTTGTTGCCATCTACTTCTCCGTTAAAAACCCAATATACATTTCTACTTATTCTTCTACCTACACCCTTGACTTCTTCGTTTACTTTCGTATGGTCAAGTAGCATTAGTACAGAGATTTTATCTTGCACCCATTTTGGCAAGTCGTCAAGTGTTTCGTAATAATTTTTTAACTCGGGATTAAAGGCATCCAACATCTCATAACATGTTGTATGTACAGTATTGTCCTCGTTAATTTCTATCCTATAAATGGGTTCTTCCTTAACCTTCTCTACATACATCAGTAGCATTTCTTCGGGCGCACTAATGTTATGTTTAGACCTATCCATATACACCCACGATAGATCAGTAAAGAAAGCTATATATAACTCCCTCTCCCGTTTCGCTTGAGGACTCATAAATCCACGCATACTAACCTCTCTCTACCCAGTAGGTAGAATCGTCTATCTTCATGCCAACATTGGCTACGTACCCGTCATCTTCTAAGATATTTAATACCGCTATCTGTCCAGCAATATCCTGTGGTAACTCATTTATTGGATAGCTTACCGCCTGTGCATTTGTAGTATTCATCTTGGCATCCCACCGAATATCACGCACATCAAATACCTCTTGCAAATCGGCATAGGTAGAATCCCCTACTTGACGGAATCGTACAAATAGTGCCGATACCTTACGCTTCTCTTGCTCTGCATAATCGGCGATAAGTTGTTCTACCTTACTAGCTAAATCCCTAAACTCGGGGGTAGTAAACTCCACCCCTTGCTTCTTCAAGAACTGTATCTCTTGTAGGATAGCCATGTTGTTATTTGTTATCTCACTAGTACTTCGATACATCTTGTGTTTAACATGTTCCAGTACCTTACTGACTTCATTATGTAGTGGTTCATAGAAAGCCTGAGCTAACTCACGAGTGGTATATGGCACAAGATGTTTAGATGCGTTCTTGATAGCCTTATCCATGTCCTTAGTCATAATCATGTAGTGCTGATCTCGATGCGTAGCATACTTAGCGTTGCTAATCTTACGGCTATACACCGAATAGCTATAATCGCCCTTGCCATTGACTGCATTGTCAGCCCAACCGATACGACCCATATCAAATGGGAAGTCATCCATGTATACAAACATCTCATCACATACACGCATAGACCTCGTGGTCTGATACACCCCGTTCTCATCCTGTACGGGTACATTCTTATACGCAAAGGTGTTCGGGTAAAACTTTACTTTCGGCATCGCCTTCTGTACC